TTTTGTTTGTCGGGTGATAGCAACCTGCGACGGTGCCCGATTGTTTTTCTGCTTATGCTCCCACCACAACAGCCAAGACTGTTTAGGAACACCTGAAGGAGTTGAGCCGCTTAGTTGTTCTTTCCAGTTTAGTTTTTCTTTACTATTGTTTTTCTTAGCTATAGTTGTTCTTTGTTCGCAATTTTTGTGATCTTGGTTTTCGAGATCTTGGTTTGTAAGATCTTGGTTTTTGCGATCTTGGTTTTCGCGATCTTGCGTGTCATATACCAGCCAGTCCCACGTTGTCTTACCGTCGGCGTCACGACCATTTACCCGCTCGATGTAACCCGCAGCGCTAAGTTGATTAGTGATGTTTGTAACTTTCCCTGTCGATATTCCAAATACCTTTGCTATCTGGCGGTTACTGACAGTCCAAGATTCTGAATGTGAAAGCAGGTAGCACAAAACGCCCAGAGATTCTGGCTTGAGGCCATCTGCCCTTTCATATACACTGCCGCCGCCTCGCAACAGCGCGTTCGGGATTTTGGTGTAAGTGTCTGAGATCTGCGCTCGCCGAAAGATCATTCTGCTTCCATGTTGTAATAGTTTTTCATTCTAATGATGCATTATCGGTTTAGTAGTAACAATTTGCAAATGAATTAAGCGTATCAGTCTATTTTTAATTTAAAAGTTGAAATTTGCTGAAATGAGGCGTATGGTGCGTTGGAATTGGGCTTTAATTCACTATGTAATAATTAAAAAAGGAGTATCTTCAAATGCAAGCCAACAAAGAATTGTCAAAGCCAGAAAGATCAGTACTTTTTAATAACATGCTGGAGAAGGCAGGCGTCGCGTCGTGGGGCAGAGCGACGTCATTAAGTACCGAGTTAGGCGTATCACAAGCAACCGCGTCCGGTTGGCTAAGTGGTAGCCTCCCACGGGATTGCTCCTCTTTCTTGCAGTGCGCCGACGTTTATGGACTTGATCCGTATGAGTGGGTTTCTGGAGTGCCTAGAGGTAAGGCGTTGAGTATTGAAAAGCTTGAGCGTATTTTGGCTAGAGTGTCTCGGCATGAATCTGAGTCAAGCAGAAAGCTGACCCCAGAAACTGCGGCAAAGCTGGTTGTGATGCTTTATAGCGATGAAGACAAAGCAGAGTACTTGCTCCAAAATTACCACCTACTATCCTCTTTATGACTAAAAAGGAAAGGCAGATGTCAAAGCCAGAAGATATACCGATTGCGAACAGGAATTTACGGCGAATCTGGGAGGTAAAAAAGGGCGTTAGAGGATTCATTCAAGTGGATGCCGCTGCTGAACTCGGCTGGACACAAAGTGGCCTGTCGCATTACCTTAACGGGATTACCGAAATCAACGCCCCCGCCGCCATCAAGTTAGCTAACTTTCTGAATGTTGATCCGATTGAGATTGATCCGAATATTGAAAGCAGTTTACCCAATGTCCGAAAAGTATCGATCAGCTATACCTCAGATAACGCGACCAACAAACAATACAAGACGATGTACATCCGAGACGATATTGACAGTTTTTATGTTGAAATCGTTGGGGACCGGCACTTAGAAAATCATCCAGACGTTGTTCTGATCAACAGTTTGGAAAAAAGCATAACGGGTTTTGCTGTGTGCTGTCTGCCAGAATTGTACAAGGAAAATACTCTTGTCGCTGTGCGTCTGAAAGAAGAAAAGATTCTTCGATTTTACCTCAAATCCGAAACCCCTCCCTCCGACTCGATAGGCACAATCTGGGCTGTTATCAGCATGAACTACCAATAACCACGATAGCGTAAGAGCTTTTCTGTCGTGGCGGCATACCATTTATGTGCTGGCATACATTACTTAAAATCACTTAACTAAAAACCTAACGATCTTTAAGATGCGCGACCACTCACAGAGGTCGCCATGATAACTTACATGTTAATTTTCACGTTCATTTCTCTCGCTGCAATTGCCAAAGATGATATCTAGAATATTCTTATCACCAAAAAAACTATCGGAAAAATAGAGCTATTTAAATGTATACAAATAAAAATCCTTTGTTATACTCAAGTTAGATTATTAGTCGCCGTACTAGTAGTGACCGTACTACCAAAGACAGGTTTGATTGTTTTATCATTCACCTCCGCATATCTCCTCAGCATGATGAATTTCAACTATTATATAAAATAAACGCTATTAGCGTTGATTCTGACTATCAGGTAGTGCATAATCGAATTTAACATATGCACTTATGGAACTTTAAATGGCTGATGTAACAAGGAAAGAAGTTTGGGATACCCTTTCTCAAACAGATTATGAACCGCATGTAATTACTGACAGCGAAGGTATTAAGCTTCTTCAGGCAATGTCTGCACACTCTCTAATGATGAGTGTTTACCCAGACTACACTTATGAGTTTATTCAGGATGGCTATGGCCGTGACCTGCATTATCTCGAAGACGGAAGTGCTGAGGTCAGGCTTACGATGACCGTCGCTGGCAACACTAAGGCTGTGTCTTTGCCAATTCACCGCAACATGCAAGCCATCAAAAACCCGTCAAGCTGGGATCTAAACACCGCAAAGCAGCGTCTGCGAGTGCGGGCTATGGGTGAGTTTGGTCTTGCTCACGACCTTTGGATCACAAAGGCTGATAACGAGCCTGTGTTTGCTGAAGAGCCTCCAGCGGTTGTGCCAGACGCCACGCAGGCTGACGAGTATTGGGCAGAGGCTGATCTTAAATCTTGTTTGAATGTCAGAGCGCTTGATCGAAAGCACAGTCGCTATCTGAATGCGCTGAGGACTAGCAAAATTCAGGACAACCCTTACGCAAACGAATACCTAAAGCTCAAAGCTTTGCTGGAATCTGCTGAATGAGTGCTGAAATTCAGGGATCACCAGAGTGGCATGAAGCTCGTAGGCTTCCAGAGCCAGCGTCGGCAATTGCTGCCCTGACTGGCGAGCATCCGTACCTCACTGTCCCCAAGTACATTCGCCAGCGAGTGCGCCAGTTAGCGCGTGTTGAGTCTGAGTTTGTGATGGTTCCAGCCGTCGAGCATGGACAGCTGATGGAGGACACCGCACGGCGATTTCTAGAGAAGCTTACTAACGTCAAGGTTCGAGAGACTGGATCTGTGGTACATCCTGAATATGACTTTATTCAGGCGTCAGCCGATGGTTTGATCGGCCTCGACGCCTGCTGTGAATTTAAGTGCCCTTACCCTTACTACACCAAGCAGCCGTACTCGATATTCGATAAGAAGCGAAGCATGTACTTGACGCAGGTGTATATGCAGATGGAGTGCCTCGATGTTGATGAATGCCACTTCATTTGCTACCTCGCGAAAAGTAAAACAGCAGAGCCTCAGTACACTTATGAAGTAGTTAAGCGCCCAGACAACTGGCTTGGCGAGCTGCTTGACGGAAAACTTTTACCTAAACCGGCAGCGGGTACGGTGTCTCGCATTGACCTGTACCGAGAGTGGCATGAATTTATTGTTGCGGAGTACGAGGATGAGGGTCGCAGAAAGAAACATGTTGAGCCAGTAGACAAAGCTAAAGCCGTCTCTGGTGACTCCGAGTTGGATCTCTTGACGGAGACCCAAGTAAGAATCGACAGCTTGGTTGAAAAGATGGGTGATGACCTCATCGACCTTACCGAGCTGAAGAAAACGTCTGATGAGATTAAGAAGATTTTGGGCGAGAGGTATAAAGAAAGTGTAAGCAACGGGAAAACGCTTGTAAAGGTTATCCACAAAACCGCATCGGTGGACTACCGAAAGGCGTTCAATCACCTAAACGGGGAGCAGATGCTTCTCGATCAAGGTGACAGTATTGACGCTTTCAAACGAGAGTCAGGCTTGATGCAAATACAGGTAATTAATGAGGATTCAGTATGACCCAGAGTTTTGAAGTAGCTGGCGGCAATGGTCGCCTATTCCCCCTCAAGGGAGAAAATAAAGAAAAAGAACTGGCGCGTCTAAAAGACCTGCTTGAAAACAAAGGTCAGGCATGGGCAACGCCCGACAAAGTCCATAACTATGATGGGTTTTTGCAGATCAGCCAGTCTTTAATCGATTGGCTTCAGGCAGGATTTGATGCTCAAGCGGAGGATGCTATGCGTATGAATTGGAAAGGGTTTTTAGCGGAAAGC